TCGGCTACCTGACCCCGGTGCAGTTCGCCCAGGGGAGCAAGCAGAAAGAGTTTTTAACCTCGGACTCCACCTGCGTTTCGCACTAAAACCGGGGGCAGGTCAGAACTGCTCCAACACTTCCGGGTGCTGCTGCCGGATGTAGCGGACCACCGCCTTGTTGTCCAACAGCTTCACCAGAAAGCCCTTGGCCAGCACCAGGTTGAGCACATCCTGACCGTAGGATTTTTCGACCAGCTTCAGTTGCCCTTGCAGGTTGCCCATTTCGCGCTCCATCTTCACCATCTGTTCCGCCGTGACGCCGGATAACTTCCGTGGCCGCTTCTCGCTGACCAGCAGCTGTGGCGGCGTGGCCGCGAGCAAGGCTTCGGCGTAGGCGACCGTCATGTTGTTGGCTGTGAGCATCAGCTCTACGCACTCGACCTGCCGGGTGGGTTTGAGCTTGCGCAGCACCGCGCCGAGGTTGGCGGAGAAGTGCTGATCCTTCAGCATCTCGACCGCCTCCGGGCAAATGCCGTCTAGCAGACTCATCTTCTTATGAATCTGGCTGATGTCCACGTTCAGAGCCTTGGCCAGCCGCTCGGGCGTGACGCCCCGTTCGACTGCGCGCCGAAGCATGTGGTGCTCTTGAATGGACGAGATACGGTTGATCCGATTGTTATAGGTGTAGCTTTCGTCGTCGGTGGCGATCAGGCAGGGTGCGTCGGTGTAACCGAGCTGCCGCAGCGCCAGCAGGCGCATGTGCCCATCGAGCAGGATGTGCTGGCCGGTGGCCTTGTCGGCCTTTCCCACGCTCAGGGGCTCTATCAGGCCGACCGCTTCCATTGATGCGACGATCTGCTTGAACTTGCGCGAGGTATGCAAGCCCTCCGGCGTCTTGCGCGACGGCAGAAGCCGATCCAGCGCAAGCGTGATCGGCTCCGGGATGAACCCCAGCAGCGGCCGGCTCATGTCGCGTGGCCTCCCGCCCATACGCGCTCGGCCAGTTGCTTGGGCAAGGTATCCAAGCCTTCGGCACGCAGCAGATTGGAGAAGTGCTCGTCGGCCAGCAACTGGCGTAGCGCCTCGATCACGAACAGCAGACGTTGCTGCGCGGATTCGGCCTTCTTGACCATCAGCTTCTGCCGCTCGACCTCGTGCTGATAGTTCCGCACCAGGCTGGAGGTTGTGACGGACGCCCCCTTGCGCGTGGGCCGGTGGGCCAGCGTTTTGCCCAAGGCGCTGCGCCGCTGAAGCACGCGCCGCGCCTGCATCAGTTGCCCGCCGCGCAGTTGGCCGCTTTCGTAGGCGTCCTGCAATGCGGCCTGCACGGCTTCTTCGTCGCTTGCGCCTGCGATGGTGATGGCGACATTGAGTGGAACCCTTCCGGCTTCGACGGCAGCCAGCAGACGTTCCTCGCCTTTCTCGAAGAGGAGCAGTATGCCTTTGATGTAGTCGAGGCTCAGGCCAGTCTTCTGGGCGATGACGCGCTTGTCGTAGCCCTGTTGGTTCAACTGCTCGATGCTCATCAGCAGTTCCAGCGCGCTGTATTTCCTGCGGGCGATGTTCTCGGTCAGGCTCATGATGAAGGCGTCTTCGTCGTTGACCCGCACCACCAGCGCCGGAATCTCCTTTTCGCCAAGCGACATGAACGCTTTGAGCCGGCCTTCGCCGCAGATCAGCAGATAGCGTTTGCCATCTTCCAGATCGTCGCGCGGCGTCACCGTGACCGGCTTCTTCAGGCCGACGTTCTTGATGTTGCCGACGATCTCCTCGAACACGCGGCCATTGCGGTCGCGCGGATTGAGCACGGCAATCTGATCGACCGGGATCATCTGCAGGTCGATGGCGTGATGCGGTTTGGTCATGTGGCCCTCCGGATGCGGCTGCGCTCGGCCATGCCATAGAGGTAGTCCAGGCTGTCGAAGCGGTAGCTCTCGAATTCGAGGCCGTTGTGATCGGCCAAATGGATGCCCGACTGGCCGAAGTCCAGACGCGGCAGCAGGTAGTAGTCCAGCGGCGCTTGATTCGTTTCGTCGAGCCGGACGGCGACCGTGATGTCGGGCGTCAGGCTGGTGTCGAAGCGCACCTTCCAGCGGCGGCGGTCGTTGTCGAGCAACTGGCAGCGCGAGAGCACCAGCGAGACGGTGAACTCGCGGTTGACCGTGAGCAGGTCGGTCGCCGGATCACGCACGACCATGCCGCCGACCTCGGCGATCGTCCGTTCGGTCTGGCCGACGATCTCCGGGTGCAGGCGGCGCAGAAACTGGTTAACCTCCAGATACTGGTAGTCCCGATCCGGCGTGAAGCCGACTGTCTGGTAGGCGCGGATCAGGCTGCCGAAGCGGTGTGCGTAGGCCGCCGCTGAGGGCATGCCTTCGGACTCGTTGATGATCAGGCCGGAGAGGTAGCCGTGCTGCTGGAACAAGCGGCGTAGCTTTTCGATCAGTTCCTCGTTGCTGAAGCGGTGCGCGCGCTCGCGCAGGATGCCCTGCGCCGTATAGAACAGGTCGGGCGGTACGATGCCTTCGAACGCGCCTTCTTTCTTGATCCACATCTCCGGCTGGTTCACCACCCGCACCTTCTTGAGCTTGAAAGAGCGACGGTTGTAGACGTTGTTGCCGATGTATTTCTCGTTCGACAGCACCTCGCGCACCGTGGCCCGAGTCCACGCACGGCCCAGGTCGGTGAGAATGCCCTGGGTATTGAGCCGGTCGGCGATTTCCGACTCGAACAGGCCGCCCTCGACGAACCAGCGGTAGATCTGGTTGACGACGGCGACTTCGTTGTCCGGACCGGGCTGCAAGATCACGCGGTCGGTTTGCAGGCTCTTGTGCTCGCCGCGTGACAGCTGCCCCTTCACTGCGCCGGACTGGTCGATCAGCACGCGGCGCAGACCGTAGCCCGCTGGCCCGCCTTGCCGGAAGCCGAGTTCGATCAAGCGGCACTGCCCGGCGAACACTTTGGCCGACAGCTCCCGGCTATACTCGCCCGCCATCGCGCGCTTGACGCCCTTGACGATGGTGGACACCGGCGAGCCATCGTTCTCGAACTGCTCGGCGCAGTAGGCTACCTGGATGCCTGCGCGGCGGCAGACGTATTCGTAATAGGCGCTTTCGTCAGCATCCTGGAACCGGCCCCAGCGACTCACGTCATAGACCAGGATGATCTGGAAGTCCGCGTTGCCCGCCTCGACGTCCTTGATCAGTTGCTGCAAGGCTTGCCGGCCATCAATGCGCAGGCCACTCTTTCCCTCGTCGGCGTAGGTGCGGACGATTTCGATGCCCCGCCGCTGGGCGTACTCGCGGATCTTGTCGGCCTGGTTCTCGGTCGAGTACTGCTGGTGCTCGGTCGACATCCGAACGTACTCGGCGGCGCGGAACACTGCCGGGCGATCCGGCAGATCTATTGCTGGCTCTTCTGGCTGCATAGGACCCGATCTCTTTGTTATTGGGGTTCTTGCTCTCGGGTCAGCCTTTCACTTCATGGGTTGGGCCATGGCCGGGGAGGCACGGCCGTGGCGTTTTCCGCCGAAATCGTTCTCATGCAGGGTGATCGAGGGCACATTTGGGCTCGAAATTAACGAGTCCCAGCCGAAAAGCCCATCACGTCCTCTCTTTGCAAGCGTCCTTTTTGCAAGGGCAGTCGACGCACACGGGGGTGATTTCGACGACCAATGCTTTACTGTTGGACGCGTCAGTCCTTCTTGTCGGCGTGATCCTGTACAGCCCAGGAGGCAGTGAAGGTGTCCAGCACACGTCCATCTTTGCAAGGGAATGGGTGTTGCCAGATTGATCTGCCCGTTGCCGATCTCGATTGCGTTCCGCATACTCTGGGTGGGCGTCGCGATAGTTGCGCCAGTAGTCTGGATGGCGCTCAAGCCACGCTCGCTGGGCATCACGCTGGTTGCCCCGGTAGTCAGGGTCGGATTGCAGCTTATTGTGATGCCACTGGCGTTTTCGGGCGCGTTGGCAATCTGGCAATGAACAGTAGGTCTGGTTCGGAGCTTGTGGGCGTGGCAGGAAAGTCTGGCCACAGCAGGCGCAGCGCTTGGTCGTCATCAATTTTCTCCATACGAAAAACGTATGGAAACCATGCGTGACGGAGGTGCAGCCCGACCACCAGGAACGGCGTGCCGGCTCGCCAATGCGTTGTATTGGCGGCAGCGTTAAGGACCGGGGTAAAATTGCAGGTTTGCGGACGCGGGTTCAATTCCGCAATCGGGAATCGAACTGGCAGATGATCACGGGCCGCAAGTTGGATGAGGTGGCGACTTGATTGGCTACCGTTCACGGCATAAACGGTCGGATTTCGCACCCTTTTGCAGCAGTTCGCAGCAGCCATAATGGCCTGAACTGGCGCGGTTTAGCGCGGGATTCCACCCCACCACCAGTCTCTATTGCAAAGACGCCCTCTTTGCACTCCGATCAACCCCGCCCGGCCCCAAGCCTGGCGGGGTTTTTCACTTCTGCTTGCGGACTTCGCCCCCTCCCTCCGGGGCCGTTTTCGGGCGTTTTCGCCCCGTTTTCCTCTCTCTTTCTCTCCCCCTCGCGGATTTGCAAGGCGCCAAGTCCGCAAGGAAAAGCGCCGAAAAATCAGTGACTTAGGAGACACATCCGTCACCGATTTTTTTTCAGCGCCGGACGCCGCCTCAAAATCAGAGAAAGAGAGAACGCGCTCAAGTCAGCGCAATCGCACGCGTTTTCCCCTCACGCGCCTTCGCCACCACCTCCGCGATACGCTGGCGCTGCGCCTCCCAGCAGTGGGGCGTGTCCACAGCCAGGTCGAACAACGCGACCTCATCGGGCAAGGTTTCATTCAGGATCGCCGCCTGAATGTCGGGTGCCAGCGTCGTTAGATTGATCATGCGGCTGACATAGCTGCGGTCAACCTTCTCCCGGGTCGCCACCTCGGCAATATTGCGCGCCTGCCCGCACTCGATCTGCCGCAGCCAGCGATGACCGCGGGCCAGCGCAACCTGCAGGGCCGTCGGCGCGCGTGTCTTTTCCAACGCCGAGGAAATGCCCTGCGGCACCACCACCTGGCGCCGGCCGCTGTAGCGGCGGATGCGGATCGGAATGGACACCTCAATCCCACCGTTGCTTGTATGCAACACCATCGGCTCCCCTGGAAATTCCAGCGTCGTGCGCCTCATGCCAGAGCCTCCCCTGCGGCCCGCATGGATTTCCCGCCCGCAGCGCGCACCACGTCCAATGCAAAGTGCTCGATGCCATTGCGATGCAACTGCACCCGCAATTCCTGAGGCGACACGACGACGCGCTCGATCAGCAGTTGCACGATGCGGTGCTGCTCCAACGGGAACAGGTTCTCCCACACGGTATCGATTCTGGACAGCGCTACCGCGACCTGCAGTTCGCTCATGTCATGGGCATCGCCGCTCTTGGCGACCTCCCGCCAAACCCGCCCCACCATGTCCGGCGCGCGCAAAATGCCGCGCAGTTGCGCGATCACGGCCGCCTCAACCTCACCCGCCGGCAGCATTCTGACGTCGGACGCGCCGTACCCCTCCTGGGCGTCGCGGGTTGACAGGTAGTACCGGTACAGCCGCTCGCCGCGCCCTTTTGTCGCATGGGGCGTCATCGCACGGCCGCCCGTCGTAAAAATCAGCCCCTTGAGCAACGCCGGGCGTTCACTACGAATCTGGCCGCGGCTCACCCCGGCCGGCTTGCTTGTCAGCGCAGTCTGCACCGCGTCCCACTGCTCCTGCGTCACGATGGACTCATGCTCGCCGGTGTAGCTGATCCCCTTATGGCGGATCTGGCCCAGGTAGATCGGATTGTTCAGGACTTTGTACAGCGCGCCCTTGTCCATCAGCTTGCCTACCCTGTCGTTGCCGGACCGCGCGACCCACGACTTGGTCATCACGCGTTCATGACGCAACCTCTGCACGAACAATGTCGTGGACGCGGCGCGCGGAAACTCTGCAAACAGGCGGCGCACCACCACCGCCTCCGCCTCGTTGACAACCAGCTTACGGTGAAGCACGTCATAGCCCAGCGGCGGCACGCCGCCCATCCATATACCCTTGCGCTTGCTGGCCGCGATCTTGTCGCGGATGCGTTCGCCCGTCACCTCGCGCTCGAACTGCGCGAACGACAGCAGCACATTCAGCATCAACCGCCCCATCGACGTCGTCGTGTTGAACTGCTGCGTGACCGACACAAAAGACACGTCGTAGCGCTCGAACACCTCGACCATCTTGGAGAAGTCCGCCAAGCTGCGGGTCAGCCGGTCGATCTTGTAGACCACGACGATATCGATCAGGCCGCGCTCGATGTCCGTCAGCAGACGCTTCAGGCCCGGCCGTTCCATGTTGCCGCCAGAGTATGCGGGGTCGTCGTAGTCATCCGCGACCGGAATCCAGCCCTCGGCGCGCTGGCTCGCGATATAGGCGTGGCCGGCGTCCCGCTGTGCATCGATCGAGTTGAAGTCCTGATCGAGCCCCTCCTCGGACGACTTGCGCGTGTAGACCGCGCAGCGCCGGCGCTTCTTGTTGGAATCCGCGCTCATGCGCCCGCTCCCTTGCGCAGCTTCTTCACGCCATCACGCAACCCAAAGAACGCCGGCCCCGACCAGCGTGTGCCCGCGATTTCGCAGGCAATCGCTGTGAGACTACTGTAGGGCTTGCCGTTGTACTCGAACTCACCATTGGACATGGCCACAACGCGGTGGGTCTGGCCCATGAAGTCCCGCGTCAGCACCGTGCCCGGCGCCAACCGGACAAGCTCCCCTCGCCCAGCCTTCTGCGCTGGCTTGACCTGCTCAAGCAACGCATCGATGCGCATCTTGTTGGTAGTCAGCAGGTGCGGTTGCTTCTTCGCCATCTCCAGCTCCTGCAGCCGGTAGGCAATGCGTCGCTCGACATAGCTGCGGTTGTGGGTTGGCAGCGGCACATCGAACAACTGCCCCCACAATCTCTTGAGTTCGGGAAATGGTGTGTCCGGCAACTGCGCCACTCGGGCGGCGATGCTGGACTTGGTGGGTCGCGATGCGGATGTCGTCATTCAAACTCCTTGCTGTTGTTTGGCAACGGCCGCCCGGACCACTTTGCGGACTCGGGCAGCAGGGTTTGAATGAACGCGCTGTGGCGGCGAGAAGCCAAGGTCTTCTTGGTTCTCTCTGACGTCGTGGGGATTGGGTAGCGCGCGTAGCCGGAGCAGCACCTTCGCGAGGGTGGCTGCGACTTCGGTGAGTCGCGCCTCGGCGCTCATGCTGCTGGGATCGAGGGGGGTAAAGGCTTTCATGGATGGCAGTCCTTCATCACAAAATGACTGGATGAAAGTCTGCGGCCGGACAGGGCCGGCATGCCATCACAGAATCGGCAAGCGTTGATAACGATTGATAGCGATACGCCCCTGATCTGCAAAATCAGGGCTCCTTCCCCTAGGGGGCCGCGACGGATAACGGCTTCCAGACAACCACTCCTGCCGGAATGGCGACTTTGCCGCGTTCACATGAATAGATCAGCCCATTGATCACCACAGAATTAACTCCAGCCATCAGCAAAACAAAATAAACACCAGTAAGCCCAGATAATAAAAATACAAATCCAACCACTTCCGATTTGAAAACAAAACTTCGCATCACACAAAAGCGCAAAATATCAATAAATCATCAAATAAATACTCCACATTATCTCAAGGAGTCACAGCAGACGCCCCAACACCCCCAGAAAATCCAGCAACCACCAAGGGTGCACGCTATTGGCTTGTTCGCGACATGAGCAATGAAGCGCGGCATGACTGACCGTCGGCTAATTTCACTCAATGGATTTTGAGTAACGGCTCTGCGGAACTACGGCATATCCGTAGAACTTCGTTCGGTCTCTGCCCGCTTCCAGTCCAGGCCACCTCATATTATTTTCGCCGCGCACCAATCCGGTGTCCGCTGGAATGCAAACCCATGCGCGATATTGCCTGGCCATTTGGCAACTAAAAAACGTTGATTCCAATTAATGACCTCAACGCATTGCCATCCAGAGCCGAAAGCAAAAATCGCTCTAGTAGATATCGAAGATCTATTCAGAAAGACCATGAGACCGTTACCGTCCGTCAGTACCACCCGCACCGTCCCGAATACCTCCGCCGACGACTCGCAGCAACAGCCACCGCTTCCCGTGGGCAAGAACAGCCCGATTCCTCGGGCCGCATCAAGTGCGGCACGCCAGGGCCTTCCCAAAGCCCCCCTCAAAACGGGACCCGCTGGGCCGACCGAGAACCGCCAGCAGCTGGATCAAATGATCGCCAACAACCGGGAACTGCCGCCAGGCACGGGGGCATTCCGCTTGTCTCCCCAACAACTGGGGTCCGCTGCCCGGATGGAAACGCAGGCTTACCACCAGCGCACCGCAACCGAAGCTCCGGTATTCTTCAGCGAATTCGCCACGGAGAAACCGGCCCTCTCGATGGTCCAGGATTTGCATCAAAGCAAACAGGACTATTACGCCGTGCGACACGTGGGCAAACGCGGCCGGGACTTGTTCACCGACGCGCCGATCGAGGGCAGCGACAGCAAGATCGGTCAACTGAAAACCAGCCCGCAGCTCAGTACCCAGAGTGCCGGGACCCGCGCCATCCGCGGCTTTGCCGCCACAGCCACCATTGACCAGGCGCGCGGCGAATACATCGCCAGGCTGCATCAGCATGTCGTTCAGATGCTGGGCGGCGAAGGCGGCGTCGTGCATCTGGTAAGACCGTCCCGTGACCCCTATGTGGAGGACAGCACGCTGAACTTCTTCACGTTCTGCGAGCAGGCCGAATTGGCGAGCTCCCTGAATGCGCTGGAGGCGAAGGCTGCAAAGCAGGACAAACGCTCGCCGATTACGTTCACGGATAACAAGTCCCTGATCGGCCTGTCACGGACATCGCGCACGGAAGCCAGTCCCATTGGCCGGCTGGTGCAGCAGCCCTTCTTTGTCACGTCGGAGCTTCGCGCCGGAGACAAGGTGGTGCTCGCCGATGACCACATCCAGGCCGGAGGGTCCATCCTGGCCATGGAATCGGCGGCCCGGAGTGCGGGTGCCGATGTGCTGGCCTTCGCTACGCTGAGCACCCATCCGTTCTCACCGCAGCTAACCATGTCCTCGGAAGTCCGTGCTTTCCTGGACCAGACCCTGGCCACCTGGGATCCCGAACACCTCGTTTCCGATCGCTTGGCGGAATTGGGCATGCCACGCGACAGGCTGACCAACAGCGAAGCCATGATCCTGATCGCTTATGCGACCGACCCCGCCGATACATCCGCCGTGGAGAAGTTCCAGGCCATGCAGGCCAATTTCTTCGAGCGTGCCCACCTGCACAACGCCCGCATCAACCCCGATGCCCCCGACGCGGCCGCGCAGCTACGTCAACTGCAGGCGAGGCAAAACGCAGCAAACACGGAATCGGCCCGTGCGTTCATCGACAGTGCTCGCGTACTGGAGGGCGAGCATGATTCACTGAATCCGGTCCTGAACGAGAAGCCGAAATCCCCCCGTGAGATCGTGCAGGAACTCAACGAAGTGAGCCGCACGAGCCGCGCGTCCGTCGGCGCATCGGATGTCAAGCAAGTGGTGGTGCTGGATTGGGACGATTGCCTGCGCGACGAAAAGGGCCTGAACTACCAGCTCATGCACAACGCCCTGACGATCGCGGCCAGGGAGCACGCCGAGACGCTGCCCGAACTCAGCAGCGCGGTGTCGACCCTGCGCAGCCAGATGGAAAGCGGGCACCCCCCAGGTGAAGGGGCCCCACTGCTGATGAAGAACCGGGAAGACTTCACCGGTCACCTGATGGCCAATCCGAGTATCTTCAAGCGCCACATCGTCGAAGACTTTGTCCGGACAATGTTGCCAGGTTTAGATCCTCAGAAGGCCAAGTCGACCGTCAACGCCGTATACACGCAGTTCACGAGGGGCTACAAACGGATGACACAGCCGCAAAAGGAAGCGCTCCGCGACGTGCCGTTCCCGAACGTGCGCTTCGAACTGATGCCGGGCGCGCAAGAATTGCTGGACAAATGCCGAACCGCCGATACTCGCGTGATTCTCATCAGCAACCGGGGCCATGCCGATCTGGAAGACGAGGTGAATCATCTCGGGATGATGCACTACTTTGACGCGGTCTCCGGTACCCCGATCATCATGCGACCCAAACCCGGCGCACAACAGGAAAAGATGCCGGAAACGCTGCAGGAAAGTTTGATCAAGGCGCTGCGAGGCGACGATGACGAAGCCTTGCGTCAAGTGCTTGGCGAGGCATCCACCTTTGCCCATCCGGATACGACCGTCATTGATCGTGGCGATAAGAAACCCGGGGCCACCCGACTGCTGCAGAGCTTGGAGCATCTCTCGGTGCCACCCGATGTTCCTGTCACGTCTTATGGCGACCAAGCCTCCGACATCAAACAGTTGCAGACACTTGCCGAACAGAGGCGTCACGTCGATGGGGTCATCGTCAACCCTCAGCGTGGCGACGTAGGACAGCAGATTGACGTCGTCGGGATTCCGACACGGGTTGTCCGAAGCATGGAGGAACTGTAAAGGTTAGTCCGTTTAATGTTGCGGTAATCACCCATCCTGCCCGGGATTGCAGATCGCGGGCAGGATCAACGCGCTATCCAGCTTCCCGACTATTACTGAGTTGTGGCAAGTGGAAGATCTGACAAGCCGCCGCTGGCGAGCGACGAGCTCTTCTGATTCAATCTTGCCCGCGCGCTCACTCGCGGCCCATCAGCGAGCCGAAGTCACAAATTGCTGCTATCGAGCGCAGATCGGCCAGCCCAGGGAAAGTTTAGCTGTCATACCCAGCCACTGCGCCAATCCATCCTGCGTGTGGGCATAGCACGCCAGCCCAATCAATGCACAGCCAAGCAGTAGAACACCGATCGAAGTAAGGCGCGTCGCGGTACGCTCCAACCGTTCGCTAGAAGCTCCCATATAGTGCATAGCGAAGATCAGCAAGGGCAAAATTGCCGCCCCCGCCAGCACCATAAGCCCGAAGCCAAAACCCAGCCCAGCGGAGGCGAGGTGAAGCAACGCTAATTGGCGCCCATAGGGCAGCAGGCTGCACCAGAATGTCTTGATATCAGCCTGATTGGCAAGGTTGGTCATTTCCACCGGGTAGTTCTCAAGGGCAGTGCCAATAAATGAGACCGCAGCCATCGCGGCTAGGGCGACAGCGGTACATCGAATGGCCACGGAATACCTGCCAGTGAACGCAAATGCAATGGTTGAAACCATTGCCAGCAACCCAAATACCGCTGATGCCATTCGCAACGCCAAATACACGGCTTCGGCGTTCCGAGCAAAGTAATAACAGAGCCCAACGATCACAACGATCGCCAGTACACCCACGCCCAACAGATTGATGCCGTCACCGCCGTCGCCGCAATTCTTTCCATTGCCACCGCCATTACCACTGCCCCGTCCGATGTAGGTGTTGTTGACCGTGAAGCGATTGTTGTGGCCGACCACATTACCGTTCCCAGCGATGTTTCCTACGGTTACGTCACCTTGATAGCTCATACGCCTCCTTCGTTAAGACACCGTTGAAAAATTAGAGGAATTGCCCGATGCAATAGCTACGGTCGGGTGACATCCCCTGCTGATCGGGCCGCACAATCGTTGTTCCTAGGAAATGCTTGGTCGGCGAAGCCCTACTGGGATGGCTTATTCGGTTCAGCCAGATTCAACGCCACAAAATGCCACTGCTCGAACTCAGGATCGAACATGGCGATCTGGTTGACTTGCGACGCATCCCCGTGCTCGATGTCGATCGTGTCGAGGGCACGCCGGACCACTCCGGTCAATCGCTCGGCGTCCCATTGCAGTATCTGCGTGATCGTTTCGGACCAAGCGAACAGCCCGGCGAATTCGCGCAGGCGGGAAAACGCCGCGAGGCTGTCTTCATCGACCTGTAGACACGTCGGCGATGGTTCCACTGCTTGATTACTCGTCAGCACTCTCGAATAGGTGGCCAGACGCCCAGTGAACCGCAGCATCAGCTTGCCATTGCAGGCAGGCCAGCCCAGATGCAGATCAGCGCGGTATCCCCTGTCACCTGCACCCTTGAAATGACTGGGGTCCACCACTGCCGCCGGCACCACCTGGCACTCCATGCCGATCTGCATCATCTGCACGACTTCGATCAACGCGTCGACAGGCGAAAGGTGGCATCGAACTGCACCACATGCCTCGACGATTGGGTGAAAACGCCCATACAGGTCAAATCTTCCATGAGTGAACGTCAGCGGAGCGGAAAAAAAATGCTGCGGCGCGTCGAGATGTGGAAGGTCGCCAAACACCGGATAGATCCTTGCTCAATGGAAATGCGGCAACGCTCAACCGCCCGCGCCCATGACCGTTTGGGACGCCACCAGCCGTGGCGCTGGCTGGCATCCGCATATGCACAGGTCGTCTTGCAAGGCGATCCGGCGGCCGTCCGGGCCGTTCATTGGCAGGCGCGGCCCGCCGCTGCATTGGATTTTTCCGGTCGAATGACAGGCCGGGCACGCAACCGCGTCGTTCTCGTGCGCGACGTGGACGCTGTTCAATTGCAGCGTCGTCGCCGTCGCCTGCACCGTACCGCCGGCGGTTGTTTTGTCGCCTGACAGGATCACATAGCGCTTCATCTGATCACCCTCTGCGTTACGCTTCATTGAGATAGCCGACCAACTTCCACGCCACCGGCACTGTCTGCTGCCGCACACCCATCCAGTTGTCCATCCACGCGAACCGGCGCGGCTGGTAGATCGTGAGCGAAGGCAGAGGCATCCCCTTGAGGAAACTCCGCTCCGCGTCGGCGACCATGCCTTTGGTAAGGCTCACGCACCACACCCCGTCCTGCGGGCAAGACTCACCAGTGCGGGCCACCGTGCCCAGCGGCAGACGGACGGGCGGCGGCGCAGCTTCCATTTCTGCCTGCGCGACCTGCGCTGGCTTGGCCAGCGGCAAGCCAGTGGCCGGATCGAGGTGCTTTGCTTGGCTCAACCGCTCGATGAGTTCGTCGGACGGCTTCTGCGGGGGCACGGCTGCGGCCTGGTCTTTTTCCCACTGGAAGGTGCCGTCCCACGGCGGCAGCTTTGCCGGGGGGAGCGGGACGATCTTATCGATGTCGGGGACTTTGGGGTTGCGGCCATCGTTGCCGCGGATGAATTGCCGGATAAGGCGATAGCGACGTGCTCGTTCAACGTCTTCTGAGACACCGATATAGCTAAGGCTATCGCCTTCAGAAACCCCTGAGAATCCAGCCTCCAACGAAAGCGCTCCTTGCGGGCTGCCGGCTGCCGCAGCTTTTTGAAAAGCCCTCACAGCCTCCGGATAAATCTTGTCTGTCTTTAAATCCATGCCCAACGTAAACGCCGCCTCGCTGTGGCCCTGATCGGCCGCACACTGATGCATCTGCCGAGCGATCGCTGGTGCGTTGTCGATTGGCGCCAACTTCTGCCCGACGTAGAACTGCGCATCCGGGCTGCCCAGGTCGGCGGCCTTGCGCATGTAGCGCAGCGCCATTTCGGCGTCTTGCTTCAAGCCATACCCCAGTTCCAGATAGTGCCCGATGTCGTAGTAGCCGCCGGGGATGCCTTGGTTCACCAACTGCGCGGCAAGGTCGATCGTTTCCTTGGGTGCGTCCGGCGACTCTGCGATTCCTTGCGAGACCAGCTCCTGCAGGTTGCTGTTCGCCTTGTAGTGCCCATGTGCTGCCGCGATCCGGTAGTAGCGAGCGACCTCGTTAAAATTCTTCGGACCTTCCTTCTTCTGCAAATAGCGCCCGTACTGGAAGAGTTGCTCTGCCTCCGGATCGAGCTGCGACAGATGATCGGCCTCGTGGACGCAGGTAAAAGCGAGGTTGGCACGCACGGCGGACATATCGGGTAGCGAATCCAACGGGCTTTTCTCCTTGTGGGTGCAGGCGCTGAAAAGTCCAGCCAGCAACATGATCAAAATGCTTTTTTTCATGAGTCAATCCAAATAGCTGCGCTTTTCCGAGGTGCGCATGAAGCCGACTAGGGAAGCGCAAGGCGCCAAGTTTTTGTTTTGGTTTTGGACATTCTGAACAATGATTTGTCCCCAGGCATCGAACGCTTCAGCGATGTCGTCACCCACCGCCATTGCATAGACTCGATTCTTAGCGCTGACCTTGGGACGCTCCGACGGACTCGGCCGCGAATGAATCCCCCAGAGCTTCTTCCTGAGCGGCTGCGTCACGCCCGAATGCTCATGGCAAATATTCAGTTCGCTATCGACCTGCATGCTGCGCGTGTTGACGTTGGCCGAGCCCAGCGTCATGAAAACATCGTCCACGATCATCAGCTTCGCGTGCACGTAGACGTAATCCCACTTCCCCGGCGGCGAATCCGGCGCCACCAGGGTGCAGATGTGCACGTTCAGGCCGTCGATCTTCATAGCCTGGATGGTCTTCTGGGGTTCCTTCTTGATCTCCGCTTCCAGCTCGGCCCGCTTTGCAGTGGCTTGCTTGAGCTTCTGTTCCGCGTCCGCCCGCCACTGCCGCGTGGATGCTGTGTCCTCGGTCTTGAGGAACGCGTTCGCATCTTCGATGACCTGGTTCGCCTGATTCTGCTGGTCCATCGCCTGCGCACGCTGCTGGCTCAGCGACGCTTGCCGCGCATCCTCGCGCTCCAGCGTCGCGACACCCGGCATGGTGTCCGCCCGCCCCAGCGCCTCCAGCATCCGGTACGTGTTGACCGTGCCCATGCCAATCCCGTCATCGTTGGCGTTGGTCACCACGAACAGGTGCAGTGCGCCATGCTTGCCCTGGTCGCGGCCTTCGCCGAACTGCACCTTGGCCGCCTCCTTGATTTTCTCGGCCAACGGCGGAAACCGGAAATACTGGTTCTCGATGTAGACGAACTTCGTCGTGTTGTTCACCGCCTGCAGGTACATCCGCTCGATGTCGCGCTTGCCTTTCTGCGATTGCGTTCGCAGTAGCTGCGCCATGACCGGCGTGTCGAAGTCGCGCCGTAGCTTGAGCTGGCACTTGTACTCGTCCGCGAGCCCCTTGCGCGCCGCGTCAAGGCTTTGCCCAGTCGCGTCGTCCCACGCCTGGCAGAAGTTCTCGTTGAGATAGTGCAGAATCGGCCCGGTCACGCGGCTGGAAATATCCTGGCGCGGATGCTTGTCATTGCGCCCCATCTGCGGATGCATGCGCGTGTACCCGTGATCGTCACGATCCCAGTAGGCGTCGAGCGTGTTGTGCCCCATCACGAATCCGATGGCCTGGGCGGGCGTCTCGTAGTCGATCAGCACCATCTTCTGGTGATGCGAGGGCTCGGCCGCCATGGCGGCGGCGTTGGCGTCCTTGGTGAACGCGCTGCGCTCGGTGTCCTTGCCCTGTGTCCGGGTCCGCCAGGCAATCTCCGCACGCTGGCGCAGCGTGAAATCGCGCGTGGCGAATTCCACGTTGGTCATGGCCTTGTCGCGTAGCGCGTGATTGCGGATGGCCTTGGCAATCTCATCCATGGCGCCGCCCGGCATCAACCACTTCCCGGCCCATCCCTTGGTGGCGTTGTTCAGATTGGCCCGCCAGTACCAAAGCTGGTCGAGTTCGCGCTGCGTCGAATTGCGCGTGTCCGAGAGGTACGAGGCCGGGTTGTTGCCGGGCGTCATGTTTTCAGAGAACTGCGCCACGTTCAGGCTGTCGCTCCACACCAGCAATCGCACCTTCACGCCTTGCTTGCCCTTGGTCTCCAGCACCTCGCCGATCGGCAAGGTGCCCCGCGCATCCAGGCCGCGCTTGAAGTACATCGACGGCTGGAAGCCCCAGCAGATGATGTCGATGGTGTGCTTGGCGGCAGCAATCGCGTCATACACCGCGCCGAATGCTTCCTCGCCGTTCACCAGCGGGCAAAATGTCGCCTGCGCGGGGTTGTACTCGGTACGTTGGACGAACCACGGCAGCGTGATCGTAGCGCTACGGGTGCAGGACAATGCCAGCGGTGTGGTGAAGGTCTGTGTTGCCATGTCTCAAGCATTCGCGTTCGGGTTCAGCATGTCTTGGTAAGACTGCCGGTGCACGGCCCGGTCTGCTGCACCGCTCTCGTCACCCTCGTGGAAGTGAATGCCCTGGTTGGCCAGTTCGCCATTAGCCGCGCTGTGGTACTCGGCTGGCACCGGAATCTCGTGCGTGACGCCGTTGGCGAGCCGCAGGCTGTATTGCTGCGTCCCAGGGTGATGGTCGACCGGGAGCTGCCCGCTTGCGTCGATCACGCCTTGCCTGACCAGGGCGCCATCGGCGAACAGCTTATAGGGCATACCGGCTGGCAAAGACGAACCGGACACCGGCGATGCGGCGGTGCTGAGCGCGAGCGGCGTGGTAGGCATGCTCTTCGGAAACGCCGGGTGATTGGCGCTCATCCGTGCCGGCCCGCCGAACAGGTGTTCAGCCCCCTTGAAGTCCAAGGCGCCAGGCGCATGGATCTCGATCTTGCCATTCGCAATGCGGATATAGGCGCTGCCATCCGTCAGCAGAACTTCCTGCTTGGCGACCACCTGAACGCTGTCGGTGACGGAAGCGAGCCGCACCGCTTTGTGTGCGGTGACTTCCACATCGTCAGCGTGCGCCTGGACCTGGACCTTGCCCTTGGCTGCGAACAGCTTCATCCCCGCGTTCTGCACGAACAGGCTGATTTTTTCGGCCACGCTGGCGATCAGCGAGCGGCCCGCCGCGATCTGCGTGTCCTTGCCGCTGACAAGGTTGGTATGCGCGTCGCTGGCGATGTGCGTCGATGCCTGGGTGGACAGGCCGATGCCGGCGGGGCTGGCCAGCAGCAGCAGCGGCACGCTGAAGGCATTGGCCTGACCTGTGCCCCCGCCTGCCGTGAGGCCGCCAGCGGCGGCACCGTCCGGCAAGGCGCCCGTGATGCTGTGTTCGGTCGCGTCCGAGAAGGTCTTGAGCGTGTCGTGCCCAGGCTCCAGGCTCTCGGCTTGGTGGGCAACGCTCGATTGGGACAGCGAGTCCATGACCCGCGCGGCGTTGACCAGCTGGTTGCTCGCGGGCTGCGCATCCATGGGCTGCAACGTGACTGGGTGCGTGGAGAAGTACAGGCCGAGCCCGCCACGCACCGCGCCGTAAGCCTGCGACTTCAGGTCGAACCCGTTGCCGAGAAACGCGCCGCGCATGTTGCCGTTCTGATCGATCAGGTAACCCAGGTGCAGGTGCGCCCCCGTACTGCTGCTGGCGAGCTGCATGCGGGGCTGGCCGGTCGCGTCGTCCATCACCAGCATGTTGTAGCCCTTGCCGCCATACTCGCGCGACTGCAGGCCCGACAGAATCCCGTTGCTGTGCCACTGCGGCCGGTTGGCGCCGTTAAATACGCGGCCGATCGCAACCGGCCGGTCGCAATCCCCGCCGAGCCAGCCGATCAGCACCTCTTCGCCCGGGCGCGGCACGTGTACGGCGCCCCGGCCGCCGCCCGCATCCGCCAATGCGGTGCGTACCCAGCAACTGGCGCTGCTGGTGTCCCCGTTGAGCCGGTCCCAGTGGAAGCGCACCTTGATCCGGTTCAGCCCATCGGTACAGACCAGCTCGTTCTCCCCTGCGACAACGGTCGCGGTCTCGATCTGCATGACCGGCTTGTGATGCTCGAACGGGCTACGATATGCAAGCGAGCGGCGCTGCGCTTCGATCTGGACGATGAAGAAGCCGGTGCTGCCATCCGCGTGGCACGCGTCCAGAGTGTCCACATCCCCGCCGTGCGTGGCGCGCAGGGCGTCGATGTCCGCCTTCAGGCTGCGCGCCATCTGCCGCGTCGCGCAGGACACCGGCAGGTTGTTCTCGATCCCCCACACCGTTTCGATGGTGACGAACTGCCAGTCCTCGGGGCGCTCGCCCGACTGGCGCTCCGGGTGGTCTATCAGTTCAAACCAGCGCCCCGCATCGAGCCGCCGCAGACCGCCCACGCCGCGTACGCGCTGTGCAGCCGATTCCCATTGCTCGACACGGATGCGCGACAGCCGGTCGCCCTGGGCCTGCTGGCCGAACGTATAGGCGCCGGTGTACTGGTACACCTCGGCCTCCCACGGCAGGGCACTTTGGCCGGCGGTCGGGATGCTCGTGCCCTTGGGCCAGGCCGCCGAGGTCGGGCTCTTGTAGTCGGAGGTGCGCGTGGTCAGTTGCGTGCTGTGGAGTTCGCCGGCCTCTTCCCAGTGTGTGAAGCCGTCGCTCTCGTCGCCCACGCCGCTGGGGCAGAACCGCGCCTGGGCGGGGGCCTCTGCGGGCAGGGCGTGCACGCTATCCACGATCACCATCGTGTGTGACCTGCCATCCTCAGCCTGCTCAAAATAGAAGAACAACCCTTCCTCTTCCATCAGCCGGTGCACGAAATTCCAGTCGTCCTCGTACTGCTGGACGAAGGAGCGGACCGGTAGCGGATCGCGCAGCACGAAGCGGAATGCGCCGCGGGCGCGCGGGTGCTGGTTGAACACGTCGGCAAGAATCTGTTCGACGGTCTTGTCCTGCCAGTTGCGCGCGTCGTGTCGATAGCGCAGGAAATGCAGCCAGGACGAAAAGGCGAACTGGACTGCATGAACACCCCCGTCCGAGCCGAGCTTGTGAACGGCGCGGACATAGCCGTGATGCGGTGCGTAGGTGCGATCGGCTTGCTGTATCCACAGCGTGACCGGCTGCGCCATCAGATCGCGATGCTTGAACGTGGCCGAGACGTGGATGGCATCGATGCGGAATTCGTAGTTGCGGCCGATGCGGGAGCGGCCACAGACCCGCTGGGGCAGGAGCTGATCAGTCCCCAGCGGGGTGTCCAGCTTGACTAAACGACCAGCCTGAAGCGCGCCCGAACGGATCGCGCTGACGATTTCCGTGAAGCTCATGCTTGATATGTCCAACAGCTCTAGTGGCTTGATGTGATGGGCGCGATCGACGCGTTGCCTCGAGAGCTGGCTCTCTTGACACCCCACCCCAGGTGGGCGGCCCGATGGTCCTGCGCGAACACGCCAGCCTTCGTTGTAGGTCAAACGGATTCACTGCAGACCTTCCCCCTCTTGCTCGGGGCTTGACTACCCGCCCTGATTTTCTTTTGGCTAAACCGCGAATTCTAATGGAGCTGAGCACCGAAAAACAAACAGTCCGCGCACAGCATCTGAATGTTAATGTTCGGAAACAATCTGGATACAACCATCAGATGTAAATATTTCTAACACTAAGATCCCCCATGACCATGCCTTTTCTACTGCAAGGATGCGGTCGTAATAGCATGGCCCCCTCACCAGTACATCGCGCATTCGTTCACGCATATACAAATTGCACGGAAGAGCCCTTGCGCACGATTGTCGCGATTCGGTATGCTGCTCAGCCAAAAAATTGGGGAGTCTGAATGATCGGGGGCCGGAACACATTCACACCTAATCGCAATTCCTAACATCAATGTTTCACATTATTGAATAGACCTCGCCGGAAGCATCTCTCAGCACTTGGTGCCGGGCCCTAATCGCAACTTATCCGTCGGCCCATAAGAATGGATGCCGGCCAAGCGCAGCAGTCACGTCCGAGTTCGATCACATCAAGGGGCACCTCAGCGGGTTGACGATGGCCGGCAGCGTAGGTGGGGCACCCGGTCCGGCTGATCACGCGACGCGAGGCCGAACCGTTCTATTTGCTTCCGACACATGCGAATCAGCCCCCTTCCACCGCTCCAATACCTGATTGCGTTCGAAGCCGTCGTCAGGCACTGCAGCTTCACGCGTGCTGCGACCGAACTCAACCTCACGCAAAGTGCCGTCAGTCGGCAAATCGGCCAACTCGAAGCATTTCTTGGACGCCCATTGTTTGCCCGCGAGCCACGACGAGCCTTGCAACTGACGGTTGCCGGCAAGCGCTACGCGGATCGTGTGCGGGTCCTTCTAGAGATGTGCTCCGATGCCACATACGATGTCATGAAGCGATATGGAGACCTTGATTTGGCGGTCGCCTGCTCTTCTGGTGTCGCGACGCTGTGGCTTGCGCCCCGTATCGGCTCCTTTCATGCGAGCCACCCCAACATCAACCTGCGCATTATCGTTCGCGACGCATTTACATCCCTCACTCCATCCGAGTTTGACGTCGGGCTGTACTACCTGCGCGAGTCATGTGGTCCGCAGTTCAATGCTCAACCGCTTATCGATGAGGAGGTCTTTCCCGTTTGCTCCCCGAGCTACCTTGACGGACGGCTCGTCACGCCGGAGGAGCTCACACGCCAGACGCTCCTGATGCAAGACGACCGACAGATGACTTGGATGTCATGGGAAGAGTGGCTAAGCCTCAACGGCGTCCCAATGCCGAAGAAACCGCGAGCCATTATTTCAAATCTCTACCCACAACTGGTGCAGATGGCTCTGCACGGTCAAGGCGTATTGCTCGGATGGCGTCAAATCATCGACTGTCACCTTGAGACGAAATCGCTTGTTCGTGCAACACGTGAGACAGCGACGTTCGGGGGTGGCTACCATGTCATTACACCAAGTGATCGCGCAATGAATCGCGCAACCACGCTATTCGCGAGTTGGCTATTGCAACAACGTGCAGCAGCAACCGTATTGGGGGCCGACCGGTAATCATGCTTCTGGCGCATGGGGGTATGCGTATTTTCCGTTTTTCCCCGGTGCTCGACTCCACTAGCATGCACACCACGATCAAAGTCGGCATTTTTGTAATAGTGCGCCGCGTTCCAACTTCGCTAAATGATGCACGCTTGCGCACCAGTCGTTCAAATACGAGGAATGATCTTCATGCATGGCACCTTATCTCCCAGCCTCACCGATCAGACAAGGCCGCCTCGACGTCGACACGCTGTCGCAACCGTTATTCTCGGCAATGGGTTTGAGTGGCTCGATTTCACGCTGTACGGCTTCTTCGCCCCTGTTATTGCGACGGTTCGCGGATGTCGTTGCCTGCGTTCTCGCCATCCAGGCCCACTTCGGCCAGCGCCGCGCGTGCGCCGCTCTCGGCGACCCGCTCCAGCAATTCCTCGAATTCGGCCCGCGGCATGGTCACCATGCCGTCGGCCACCATCGGTGCGTTCATTGACGTGCTCCAAAAAAACAAAACCCGCCTCAAGGGCGGGTTCCAGTTGCAAAGGGAAAAGGAAATTCAGACTTCGATGTCGACGGTCGGCAACGTCGGGGCGGTGCCGATCACTTCGGTGCCGCGCACGAACAGGCGTTGGTCGGGCTCACCGGCGCCCGTGGCACGCACGAGTCCGCCCCCGAGCAGCTGGACGGTAACCGTGCCGTCGACGTGGCGGGTCACTACCGTGCCGACCAGCAATGGGGAATTCGGCAGCAGTTCTTCGAACTGCCGCCACAGATTAGGCACTTGTCTTCTCCTGCGGTCGTGAAAAAAAGGGACATTGCAATGCTGCACGCCGCCGTACCAATGGAGCCAGGGGCTATCGTGAAAATAGTGCGCCGAACAGCACAATTTTATTAAATAAATACTTAAAGCAAAACAAAGATATATTTTTTTAAACCAAATTCAGCGCACAGAGTCGTGCCGCCTCTGATCGCAAGAAGACCTTCTTTTAGACAGCTTCGCCCCAAATCAGGATGCCGCCCCAATAGCTCCAGCCAAACGTCTTTCCGCAAGGAATCAGCTCGCCGCCATTCACGGAGTATCCAACTATTTGTTTAATACGCCCAATTTTGGTGCGAAAAGCGAGGTCAGAAGACATTCGTAAACAAACAAAAACCTTCGCCACCTCAAAAAGCAGAATAAAGAACTCATAGGTAGTTTCGCTTTCCGTCCCGAGAAATCATTTTTTAAACAAAATCCCCTTGAAATAGCCAAAACTATATGAAACGTATTGGTAGCAAGATCAATAACATCGCACATGCAATGAACCCGCTCCACCGGTCGGATGGATCGTCTGGTTCTTCGCGCGAGCAGCGCAAGACGTCCGCGCCCGAAAGCTTGCGGCAAGCGTTGCCCAAACGAGCCATCACCATACGTGAAGCCACCTCTGATGATTCGTGGCCGTCTTCGCCGGAACGAGAAAACTCCGCCCCTTCCTCGCCCACGGCGGCTTCCTCGCCACCAGCGAACTTCTTCCACAATCTTCAACAATGGATTCCGGAGAATGCGCCGCCGGTGAATTGGGAGGCGCGACGTGGCTCCACGCAGTCTTCGTCTGCCCATGAGCAATGGGCTCCTCCGCCTGCGAATGTCTTCCACAACCTCTCGCCGTGGGTTCCCGACAATGCACCACCGGTGCATGGCTATGTCGCCTCGCAGCCCCCCGCGTACTATCCACCTACCCAAGAACAGCCAGCCGCCCCAGCAGCAAATTTCTGGCCGTATGTTCTTGAGAGCACGCCCCCGTTCGACTGGGAAGCGCACGCACGGAACAATCGTCGGGATTGATCCTTTCTGAGAGGCTCTTGCCTTAGAGCCCGGTGCGACATTGGGCTCCGATCGCGTTCGTGCGCCATACCGGCGAAGAGGACGTGATCAGAACCGACGCCGCATCAGCGTTGCAATCAACGCCGAATGCAATGGAATCCCTGGGCACCCGGGACGGCTACAGGTAATGGCGCTCGACCTCGATGGTCTGGCGCACGCTCAGGGATTCCGTCCATTCGGCGGCGACGCTGCTGGCGCGTACCAGGCCGCGCCAGTTGTCGCCACCCTCACCCACTGCAAGCAACAAGCCCGGATCAAGCAGGCCGAGCGTATTCAGCATCGGTAACTCCAGGGTCACCCTGGCTTGGCGGCCCACGTCGGCCAGGATCGCCCCGCCCCGCTCCCGCGCGGCATCCGCATGCGTGATCAGCCCATCGACCACGGTAGGCGCCATCAGATCGCCCGCCATGCCGGCGCGGACCACGTGGCCGGTCACGCCCTCGCGTTCGCCACAGACGTACACCGCGTTGAAAGTCGGCTTCTCCTCCCAACGCAGGTTCAAGGTCTTGACCACATCGATGGGCAGGACCCGGTCGGCGGGCGCGGTCGCCCAGTTCCACGGCAGCACCGGATAGCGCGGCTTCGCCACCAGCGTGCGCAGGCGCGGATGGGCGTTGACGTAACCGCCGACGGCTTCGGTGATGCGGCCGATCACCTCCATCGGGCTCAGCGACTGGTAGCCCCAGCTGCCCTCGGGCACCAGCCAGTCCGGCAAGCGCCAGTCGAGGCCGAAGCCGGTCACCAGCCCCGCACGCGTCAGCTCCTGCTCGGCCAACTGGCGTGCGGCGAAGGGTGCGGCTGGGATGAACGACCGCTTGGGTGCATAGGGTGCGGCCAGGTAGGCTGCGGTTGATCGCCCCCGGATGTTGAGGCTCGCCTGCCCGAACTCGCGCCGCACATCGAACCCCTCGACCAGCATCACCCAGGTCACACCGTTGATGGTGATCTCGATCTCCACCGGCCCGGACGCGGTCGGCTCGACCATTTCCAGCGCCCGGTAAGGCAGGCTCGCCGAGAGCCCCCAGGCCCACGAACCCTCATCCACGGAGAGCCGGAGGCTCTTGGCGGGAATGGGCTCGCGGCCGGGCAGGCGCACGACGTCGACGGAGTTGCTCACAAAGTAGACCTTGAGGATGGGGACACTGAAGACCCCGGTACCCGGCTGCCCACACGGGTGCGTACCGAAGTCGAGCGACAGCGCCGAGCGCCACGCGAGCCCCGTGCGAGTCGCGGGACAGAGGAAGTTGAGATCGGGGTGGTAGCGGGGTTCAGGTTGGGTGGGTGGCGGCTCGACCGGCAGATGCGATTCGCCTGGGCGCGGCTGCCGCCCGGTCTCCCAAGGCGCCGACCAACGGCCCATGTGCCCGCGTCCCGGCGAGAAGCCGAACCCCTGGCGCGATGCCAGCGGCACGGCGAGCCACCACGCCTGTGCCTGGCTACGTGGGCGCGGCACCAGCCAGACGAACGGGCTGGCCACGCCACCGGACAGCGCGCTCCCCTCGCCCCAGGGCACGGTGAATTCGCCACGCTGGGGCTCCAGCGGATCGAAGCGGTCCCCCGACAAGGACGTCACAGGAGCCGCGTTCTGCCACTGCACGCGGCCGGCGCTGCGGGCGCGCTGGTTGTCACCACCGGCCAACCCGACGGTGGTCGCCACCGGTTCGCCCGGTTGCCAAGCCACCGCCGAGTCGACGCGATCGCGCGCGCTGTCGTCCCAGCCGTCCTGCAGGCCAGCCTCATGGCGCTGCGCGCGCTGCCACGGCACTTGGCCGCCGCCTTCCAGCTTGCGGCTCACCAGGTTGTCGTAGGTCGCCAGGATGTGCACCTTGGGCGTGCCCAGCCGGATCCGGATCGTGGCGTTGGCCGCCTCTGGGACCGCTTGCCGCGTGTCGCCGAAATCGAGGTCAACACTTGCGCCGCTCGGTGGCTTCCACGCCCCCCTGAATTCGAGATCGACCGTCACTGCGCTACTCGATCAGTTCTGCCAGTTCCACATTGACCGCACCGCCCGCGAAGACCTGCAGCTTCGACAGCTCGACCTCCGCCCCACTGTCCGGCAGCCCCAGGTCCAGGTCCGCCACCCACCGCTCATCGCTGTCGCAAAGACGGGCCCAGGCGGCGATGCCGGAACGCTGGCACAGCGCCTGCCCGATGGGCGCAAAGACCAGCCGGCCGCCCTCCAGGCTCCCCGTGCACGGCTGCGGCAGACGGACCTCGGCCAGCAGGACCTGCTCGGTCAACGCCTGCCCGATGTCGGGACGTGGCGCGGAATACAGGCGCAGCAGGCCGCCCGCGGCGCCGGCATCGAGCGCCTGGCCGATCACGGCGAGACGGCTGTTCCGCACCGGTACGGACAGGGTGATCATGGATAGAGGGTCGGTTCGGGCCGAACCCAGTCGGCGATGACGGCGTTGAACTGGCGCACGTGGTCGTGGGCCAGCAGGAAGAAGTCGCGGCTGGGGTCGAGGTAGTCAAAGCGGTAGAAGCCGTCCGGGCGCGACCAGGCTTCGGCGACCAGCAGGCCGGTCAGCGCCTCGAACAGGCGCACCTTGCGCGCGGCCGGGACACCTTCGATCCGGACCCGCCCTTCGATGCGCCCATTGCCCCAGAAGTCATAGCGGCGCGAGGCGGGCAGCTCACCATGCCGCGTGGGCGAAATGCCCTCATGCGGCGCGGGCGCGCTGAGCGCTACGCCATCCGGCACCTGGGGACTCGGCGGTCCTGCGTCGCCGGTCTCGATGCGGGGCGTCTCGTTGTGCAGAACATGGCGGGTGGGCACCCCGGCGATAGCACCGGGCGACACGCGGCTGGGCGGGCCGACGACCCGTGGAATCTCACCGGCCATGGCTCAATCCCACGGGCCGGTCAGATCGAAGGCCAGGCGCGCATTGCCGCCGTTGGCGGTGCCCGCTACGACCAGCAGCTCACGCTGCGTGCCGTCGATCACGAAGCCAGGGAACCTCCAGGGCTCCGGCGCGGGGATCGTATGCAGCGGACAGAGCATGCCCGGCAGGCGCCCGCGCAGCGACGGGCCGGTCTGCTCCTGGATGATCAACGGCATCACGTAGATACCGTTGTCCGCCGGGTTCGGGTAGGGCACGCTGGTGGCGCCCAGACCGGTGCCGCCATTGCCCGCCGGAGCGCCGACCCACTGCGCATTGATCCGGCCGCCCAGCTGCGAATACCCGCGCGCGAGCCAGATGCCCGTGTTGCCCACACCCGTTCCGACCGCATAGACGCTGTCCGTGTTCAGGTTGCTGACAGGCTCGACCCAGTTGCCATTCAGGTCGAAGTAGCCCGCCACCATCGCGCCATAGGCATCGCCCGCCTTGAAGGAGGGGAAGTCCCCGAAGAAATACGGCGCATAGCGGTTCGGATAGCTCTCGCTCCAGTTCACCGCCAGCCAGAGCCGTTTGCTGTCGCCTACCAGCACCCAGGGGCGCGTCGTCGCGTTGTCGTTCTGCGCCTTGCGCCACCAGGTCTCAGCTTTGCCGGTGCCGTTGTCGATGTCGTTGAGCACCTCCCACATCTGCGCCAGCGCCGTGCGCGGGCCGCGTCCGTAGTTGCCGTCACCGGCAAGCGGCGTCTCGTCGATCCGCAGGAACAGGCGATTGCTGGTGACGTCACGGGAGCGGTAGACCGCTTTGTCTTCGCCCGAGAACAGCATGTCCCACCCCAGCGGCGCGATCTTCGCCGTGATGATCCCGGTCGCGGGCGTCGCCGCATCGGCCGCGACGTCGAATTGGAAGGCGTTCGTGCTGACCTTACGGATGCGGTGCTCACCGTTGTAGGCGGCTTCATTCGCGCCTGCGATCAGCACGATGTCATCCTCACGGAAGCCGTGGCCGGCATCCGCCGTGGCGGTGGCCACGGTGCCATCGCGTGTGATCGCGGTCAGCGTGCGCAGGTTGAAGCCATTGCACAGACAGGCGTTGAGCACAGCGATCAGGGTTCCCCGCTGGCCGCTCAGCTGCGGTGCACCGGTCTGGTTGGACTGAAAAAAATGGATGGTCATAGCAATACGCAAGGTCAGCGGTCGATGTCGCCGCGAATCTGGATCTGGAAGGAGTCGTTTGTCTGTGTGGCCGGTCCCTGCAGCGTCGTGCGGGCGACCCAGACGGGGAAATTGGCCCCGGCCGTGGACAGGCGCAGCACGTTGCCGGCGGCCCAGCCGGAGCCCCAGCCGCCCGCGCGCAGCGTGAAGTACGGCGCATGTGTCTCGGGATTGACCGGCGCGAGATCGGTCGCGGTGTTGCCGACGGCGATCTGGCCGACCGATTCGCCGATCACCCGGAACTCGTTGGTGTTGGTAAAAATGAGCGCCCAGCGCTCCTCGATGGCCCCGCGATTGGTGACCTCGACCGGGTACACCGTCTCGTTGAATTGGGCGATGGTGTTGGCGCCGATGCGGACGTCCCTCCACTCTCCCGTCCACGTCTGCTGTGCGAACAGCGTGTGTGCGCGCGCCTGCAGGTCACCGATGATCAGCGCCGACGACACCCGCGATTCGCGCGCGGGATAGCCGTGGGTCAGCGGGCGGGTCAGGGTCAGCACGCCGTTGATCTGCGTGTCCGAGACCAGGCCCATGTCCTCGATGCGGTGCTCGGCCACCAGGGGCAGCGCGAGCCCGGCGGGCAACGCTCGCAGCGTCACGGTGCCGGCGTCGAGGTCGGTGGCGTACAGATCCGTGGAGATCGGCTTGCCATTGGCATCCAGCACCCGCAGGGCTGAGAGGCGCACGCGACCGACGTCGAGCCGGTGTCCCTGGCGTGCGTTGTCGGGGAACGGCGTGGTCGCGGTGTGGTGCACTACGGCCACGTCTCCCGGCCGGAAGATCGGCACCCGCCCATCCAACGGCAGCCGAACCGGATCGAGCCCAAGCACGTCGGCCGACAGCGGGAGGTACGTGAACGCGACGGCGTTGAAGCGCAGCGTGTCGGCCCGCACCGGCAGCGGCTGGAAAATCTGGCCGTTGCGCACGGCATCGGCGCTGTACCAGATTTCCCCCTCCCGTCCGGCCGCCGGCACGAAACGCCCGAACCGGATGCGTACGACACCCGTCTGGTAGTCCACCGTGCCCAGCATGCCCGCCGCCGCGATGGTGCCGTCCCCGTTGGCGGTGGCTGTGATCTGGCCGCCGGTGAGCGGTACGGCGCGGATCTGCAGACTGCCCGGCCGCACGGGCGCTGCCGGCACGCGGAATGTGACCTCGTCGACCGGCTGACCACCGAGCTCCGTCAGCAGCGACTGCATCGACACCACGCTGCCGGCGCCCGGCTGCCACACGGTCAGCAACGCCCGGCCCGAGGCGTAGTCGATGGTGCCGGCCTGGGTGCCCGCGCCGGTATTGGCGTTGATGTCGGTGACCAGTGTGCCCAGCCGGTCCACGTAGACCTTGCCACCCAGGCCGAATCGGACACTGCCGGGCACGATGGCCTCGGCGTAGCGGTCGGTCAGGTCGACCTCCAGTTGAGCCAGCGTCACGGTCTCGGTGGCCGCGTTCGCAGCATCGGTGCTGCGGTAGCGCACCTTGACGTAGCCCGACTCATCGATCGGCATGGCCGCGCCGGCGGGCTTGTATTCCCAGCGGCTGAACGTATTGCGGTAGACCGGTCGGCGCTCGCTGCCCTCCACCGTCCAACCCAGCTGCTGCACGCTGTAGCGCGCGAACGGGACGTTCACCGTGGTATCGGGCCGGAAGGTGAGCGTGCCAGTGGCGTAGTCGATGCGGCCGACCACGGCGCTGTCGAAGGCCCCGCCGCCGGTGTCGCGTGCGATCTTGATCGGATCGACGCGCTGCACCACCTGCATCTCGGCCGGTGTGCCCGAGATCGCCGTGTAGTTCTCGATCAGCAGGTTGAACTCGAGCTCAAGCGTATTCGGGCGAATGTCGGTCTGCGGCAGCCGGACCGTAACGGTGCCATCGGCGTTGCGCAGCGGGTGCGCGAAGGTGGCCTCCTGCGGCGGCCCCCACTGGTAGTCGATGGCGAACTCGGCACCGCCGGCGGGTAGCACGGCGGGCCGGAAAACCAGCTCGCCGCGCGCGTAGCGCACAGTGCCGGAGCCGTCGCCGATGATGATGCCGTGCCCATCGTCGGTCGCCACGCGTTGGTGCGCGCCATCCGTCCACGTGATGCGCAGCGTGCCCGGTGCGATGCCCGGATGCTCGACGGTATGGCGCACGGTCGGGGGCTCCACCGGCGCGCCGACCCGGTTGAAGTAACTGGCTGCGGTGCCCCAGGAGAACAGGATCGCCGTATTGGCGTCGGGCAGCGCACCGGTCGTCAGGATCACGGAGCCAGTGACGTAGTCGAGCGTCCCCGCCCCGAAGGACGAATCGGTGCCCCGGATCGCCCCATCGCCCTGGTCGCGCAGGTCATACCACTTGCCCTGCGCCATGTAGGACACGATGAGCGCGCCCGGCTTGGGCGGCGGCGACAGGATGATGGTGTAGGCGTAGCCGCGGTTCTCCTGGGCGACGGCAATCGCAGCGGTGTCGGCCACGCGCACGGGGGCGCCCGCCGGGCGAAAGCTCACCTGAAAGTCCCCGCCAAATCCGGGCGTACCGTCCTTGAAGGCCACCAGCCCTCGGGCATAGTCGACCGTGCCGATGGTGCTCGTGCCGGACTTGAGCTGGCCCGCCGAATCGGTGAAGGTGTAGCCGGCCCCGGCGATGTGCAGGCTACCCGGCACCAGCGGGTTGCCCAGGTACAGGTTCCGGCCGCTGGCGACCTGGCCGTTGGCCGTGTAGGTGAGCACACCGCTGCCGCTCTCCAGTAACGGTACCGCCTGGCCGGCGGCGTTCAGGTCCACCAGCGGCGTCTCCGATTGCGCGGATGGCACCAGCTGCCCGAAAAGCCCTGGCACCTGCACGCGCAGATCGCCCACCTTGGCCTCGGCCACGGTCGGCGCGATGCCGTAGTAGACGGCGGCGTTGGCGACAATCGTGTCGCGCAGCGCTGCCTTAGCCGAGACGTCGTCGCGGTTGGATGGCGACGGTCCCTCGAAGTCGTAGCGCAGCGGATCGGAAATCTCGCAAGTCGCCACGATGGCGGAGAACTTGACGGTGCCGCCGCCCTCGCTGACGGTGAACTCGCGCTCGGTCGTGGTGATGCGCGTGACGCGCACGTACTGCTCGAGCTCGGTCGGTTTGGCCTCGTCCTGCACCAACACCAGCGCTTGGCCCACGCGCGGCAGCGGGTCGGCCGGCTTGAGCAGCAGCGTGATGGCGCGCTGCCCCGTCAATTGCCGCTCCAGCAGCTGGCCGGGCCATTTAACGCCACGGGCAAGGTAGCGCTCGACCCGGTCGCGCGCCGCTTCGCGCCGGTCGGTCCATGAGCGGGTGGTGAAGAGCGTGACCGACACGCGTGGGTCGGACGGCGCCTCGGCCACGATGGCATGCGCGCCGTAGTAGGAGTCGGTCGAATCGGTCAGCACCCCGACGAACGCCTTGCGCAGCGCGACGCGCCCGTAGGTGCGGTCGAGCTCCGAGATGTCGGGGAACAGATTGTTCGATTGGCCGTCGACCACGACGTGGCCGGTCATGCGACCGCCGCCATCAGGCGTGTCGAGCAGGCGCTCGGCGGCCAGGAGTTTAATATCGCCTGTCAGAATGCCCATGCTGGTTGGATTTCCTTCTGGAGGTGAGAATGAAGTTGGACGGGCTGGCTCCGCTGTACAAAGACATGCGGGCCAAGAAACTGGAGCGCATCCGGTTTGATTACCGGCATGGGCGGGTGAGCTTCGATGTGTTTTTCTTCATCGACGGATCGCCCTATCAGTTGCTATTCGGTGCGCGGGGCTACAACGTCGCGTTCGAGATCGACGTTGAGAAAGGCTTCAAGATCGTTCCGCGCATCAAGGACGAAGACGCCTACAAGGCTCTGTGCAACGCACTCGGGCTGGTGTTCAACCCTGGCAACCCGTTTTCACCAAAAGCGTTTTTCGAAGACTTCTCCGGGCATATCCCAGATGCCGTACCTGCCGACCATGAGGTCCGGCCGCAGGATGTGGTGCGATTTCGGCGCGATGTCGAGGAGGCCCACAAGGTGTATTTCTGCGGCTGGCATGACAACACGCTCCGCAAGGAACACGTGCGACCAAAGAACCTGCGCAAAACGCGCGAGCTGCTTGGGCAGAAGATGTATGAGTTCTGCAAGGCCAAGAACATGAGCTCCTGTTGGACGGATGATCCACAGGGCGCCATTCCGGTCACACTTCCATGAAACGCACGGTCAGCCGATAAAAGTCGCCCTCGCGCCGAGCCGGGAAGCCCATCACCGGCTCGGCCTCGATAGCGATCTCGTGGTGCCGGAAGGCCACGGTGAAGGCGCGGCCATCGGTCAGCGTCAGCTCGAACTGCCGGCCTGGATCGGCGGCCCACGCGTACAGCCGGTTCACGGTCGCGCGACTCACCCAGGCCATGTCAGCGGCGCCCACCAGCGTGATGGGCCGGCCCTTCTGGCGCGCGGCCGACTCGACCAGCAGTGCACCGGTCAGCAAGTACGACACCGCCGCCACGGCGGGCGTCCAGGCGTGTTCGTCTGTCCATAGCAGGTCGTCGGGCAGCGCCAGCACGGCACTGTCCGCAAAGTTTTTGAGTTGCATTGGGATTACAGCGCCCGAGACTGGGCTTCCTTCAACAGTTCGAGCAGACGCGCTTCGTCACGCGCGTCGATGGTGGCGGCCACGGTCCGGCCGCCGGAGGCAAGTTCCACGCGGATGGTCCGGGCGGGCGCGACGTCTGCCGCGTAGGCGGGCACCGGCACGCGCATGGACGTGGTCAGCACCTGCGACAAGGCTGCGGCGGGATCCGCCCCCTTCCACCCGCCCGCCACCGCCTGCGATGCCTTGGCCGCCATGCTTGCCAGCGGCTGGACGAGCCCACCCGTGGCGTAGCCCCGCACCTTGTTCACCAGCGCCCGTGCCGGCAGCGCGAGGTTGTTGATGGCGTCGAAGAACGCCACGCCGTGACGCTCGACTGCCTGCCGGTTCACCACGTACTCGCCGGGCGTCAGCATCGCGGGCACCGTGTCCGAAGCCGCCACACCGCCATCGCGGTAGAACTCGCCCTGGTGCTGCTCCATGTAGTCGAGCAGGTCGCGCTCCAGATCCTTGCCCCACAGCATCGGCTGGGCCATGGCTTGGCGCCACACGGTCTTGACGCGCTCGACGGTCTGGCGCTCCGCAACGGTCAGCTGCTTGCGGTCGGCCAAAGCATCGAGCGCCAACCGATCGCGCTCGGCCTGCCGGCCATAGGTCGTCATCGTGCGCGAGCGCATGTCCGAGCTGACCCAGGCACCGCCGTTGTGCTGTGCCCACGAGGTGTAGTCGCTCATGCCCTGCAGGCCGAGGTCGATCATCCTGCGGGCCTCGAACACGTCGCGGTTACGCTTCGCCCCGCCCGGCTGACTGCCGCCACGGCCTGCGAACAGCACCGCCCCGCCCGTGGCAAAGCGGGCCACCCCGTTCGCCAGCTGTGCCAGCGTTCCCGCGCCGTACTTGCGCACGGCCGCCTTGCGGAGCACGAAGGCACCTGCGTCCAGCGTGCGCGGCACGGTGTCCTGGTCGCCCGTGCCCGGCACTGACCCGCCCTGCATGCGCGGGAAGGCGGGCGTCACCGCACCGCCGTCCGCGAACTGCCGGATGCCGGCACCGACCTCCCCACCTGCCGCGTTGGCCTCCACCCTGCGCACGGCAATGGTGTGCGTGCTGGAGGTGTTCATGCCGTTCAGGCTCTGCACCTCGGCACGCACCGCATCGACGTTGCTGGCCACACGGTGGCGCGACTCGGTCTGCACGCGATCCAGCGCCCGCAGCATGCCCTCGACGTTGGCGATGGCTGCCCGCGCCTTCTCGGTGGCGACCCGGAGCTCGAGTTGCGAATTCTCGCGAGCATAGACGTTGAGCCGGTCCAGTGACGCGAGCGCCTTGGACACGTCGGCGTCGACCGGTAAGGTTTTGCCTTCCTTCAGGCGCTGCTCGTAGTCCTGCAGCGTCTTCTCGGCCTGCTGCAGATCGGCCTGGATGACCACCAGCCGCGCCCGCTCGGCCAACGCTTTGTCCAGATCCGCGATGGCCTTGTCGAAGCGCTGGGTGTCCGCATCGATGGTGACCTTGAGGCCCTGCTGCAGCTTGGCGGTGAGCTGGGCGATTTGGTTGTCGGTCTGGGCCAGCGTCTGTTGGATGCCCTGGCGGGCTGACACCGCCGACTGCGCGGCGCGCTGGTGCGCCTGGGCTTCCGCATCCAGGGTCTGGTTGAGGATCGCCTCCGAATCGCGGATCCGGCTGATGGCTTCATTGACGGCGGTTTTGCCCTGCACGGCCTGCGCGTCGGCAGTCGCCGCCCGTTGAGCCGATTGGGCGCGCAGCTCGTCCGCTTGCCGCTGCAGGGCCTCGGCCTGGGCGTATTCCTGCCGGCCCCGCGCCTCGCGCGCCTGGGCTTCCAGTTGGGCCGCCTGCGTAACCGCCTGTTCGGACTGCCGGCGTGCATCCTCCGCCCGCTTGGCCTCGCTGGATTGCGTGCTCGCCACCTGGGCGGCCAGGTCCAGCGCCTTGCTGGCGCGCTGGCGGGCCTGATCGAATTCGCCATCGGCCAGCGCCGCGCGGGCGGCGGCCTGGTATTCGGTGATCTGGCGTTTGCGATCCTCCTGCGCCTCGAAGTCCGATAGCCCCGCGCGGCGGATGTCGCGGATCCGTTCCTCCGTCGACATCGACAGTTGGCGCTTCTCGTCCTCGATGCGCCGGACCTCGGCCAGATGCCGGTTGACCTCGGCGTTGAGCGCATCGATGTGCTGGCGGTATTCTGCGACGGCCTGGGTCAGCGTTTGCCGGCGCGTGGCCAGGATCTCGTTCTCGACCCGTTGCACGTTGGCCGCGCGTTCAGCTTCGGTCTTGCCATCGCGTGCTGCCGCGTCGAGGCGGGCGCGGGACTCGTCATCAATGAGTTTGAGCGCGTCGGCGGCGGCCTGCCGGCGCAGCGCGGTCTGCTGCGCGAGCGCCTCGACCAGCAGCTGGGTCGAGCGGGCGATCTGTACCGCCTGCGTCTGACCGGAGCGCTCCAGCGCGGCCTGCTCCTGCTGGTGGCGTGCCTTGACCGCCTCGACCTGCCGCTGCAGGCTGGCCTCGACCATCGCGCCGAAACTTCTGTACGCCTCGGCCATCTTGGCGGTGGAATCGCCCACGGTCTGGCTAGCCTTGGAGACCGCCGATTCGACCTCGCCGAGCCGCGACTTGAGCTTCTCCAAGGCGGTGTGGACCGCCTCCGCCCCCCGCCCCACCGCTTCCTGCGTACCCTGACGCACGGCCTCCAGGCGGCGGGCAGACTCCTCGGCAGCACCGGCTGCCGCGTTCATCGCGCCCTTGGCTGCGTCCGCCCCCCGGCCGGCGTCGGCGTACATCTGCGCGAAGATCCGGTTCATCTCGCCCAGCCGTGCCTGATGACGCTTGGTTGCTTCGGCGATGGTGTCGGACGTGAAAATAGCCGCGAATGCTTCCCAGCGAAAGCGCAGTTGCTCGACCGATTTGATCAGCACTTCGACCATGAAGATGCCGGCGCGCCGCACGGTCTCGAATTTCTCCGACAACCACGTGCCGATCTCCCAGCCAACGAGGAAGGCGCCCAGCGTGGCGAAGCCCGTCCGGAGCAGGCCGACACTCGCGATGGCAGCCGACACCGACAGGTTGGCCGTGGCCCAAGCGGCAGAGGTCGCGCTGGCGGCTGTCACAGCGGCGGCGCCTGCGGTCTGCCATACGGTGATCAGCGCCGGGAGCAGCCGGTAGACCAGCACCGCCAGCCCCACTTCGGCGATGCGCTTGAGCCACTGCATCACCGCGTCGAGGTTCTGCGCGAGCCAAGTCAGCGCTGCGGCTAGCTTGCTGGTGAAGCCGGTGGCTTGGTCGACCTGGTTGACGTACTGCCCGAAGGCGTTGCGCAATCGCTCGAACGCTTGGCTGACCGTTGCCGGCAGTTGCGCGTACTCGGTGGCGAGCTTGTCCTTCTGCGACAGCAGCGCATTGACCACCACGTCGGCGGTCAGCCGCCCCTCCTCTGCCATCTTGCGCAGCCGGCCGATCGGCACGTTCAGGCCGTCGGCCAGGGCCTGCGCGAGCCGGGGGCTGTTCTCGACCACGGAGTTGAACTCCTCGCCGCGCAGCACGCCCGCCGACAACGCCTGTCCAAACTGCAGCAGCGCCGATTGCGTCTCGTTGGCCGACGCGCCGGAGATACGCAGCGCCTGCGAGATGCTCTCGGTGATGGTGAGCGCCTGCTGCTGTTCGCCACCCAGCATGCGCACGGCCTGCTGCAGCTTGCCGTACAGCGTGGCCGTCTCCTGGATCGGCACGCCGATGCGCTGGGCGATGTCGAAGAGCGCGGTCTGTGCGGTCGTGAACTCGCGCTGCCCGGCGGTCGCCAACTTCAGGCGCGCGGCCATCATGTTCCAGGCGTCGGCGATCTGAACGATCTCCTGAGCCTTGCCGACTGCCCAGTTGATCGACAGGAAGGCGAGCAGCTGCGTCCGGGCGGTGGTGATCTGCTCGCTGATGACGGAGACGCCGGCCTTGACCTGGGCGATGCCTGCGGCGGCTTTATCGCCTGCGGTCTTGGCGGACGCGGCCAGTTCACCGAGGCTGCGCTCGGCGGAGGTGATGGCGCGTTTTAGTCCGTCATCTGCACCGTCAAGGGCGACGAGGATGGAAATCCGCTGGGACATCGTGCTGGGTTTCGTTTATAGTGACGGCCATATCTGACCAGTCTGGTTAGAATTGTCCATAGGGAGGCGCCCATGCAAAGCTGGCAGTTGCAAGCCGCCAAGGCGCGGTTTTCCGACGTCGTGAAGCGTGCAGCGGATGATGGTCCGCAGGAAATCACGGTGCATGGCCGCCCGGTCGCAGTTGTGATCTCGCGCGCACTGTTCGATCGCCTGAGTGGCGGCGGTGAGTCGCTGGTCGACTTCATGCGCCAGTCTCCGTTGGCTGGCCTGGACGACGTCGTCTTCGAGCGCGAACGCAGCCTGCCGCGCGAGATCGAGTTTTGAGTTACCTGGTCGACACCAATGTCCTGTCCGAGCTACGCCGCAAGCAGCCCGATGCGCACGTGCTCGCGTGGATGCAAGACCGGCCGCGCCAGTCGCTCTACCTGAGCGTGCTGACCCTGGGCGAAATCCGCAAAGGCATCGAGCGGCTGGACGACGCAGCACGCCGCCAGCACCTGATCGACTGGCTCGAAACGGAACTGCCGAACTACTTCCTCGGCCGCTTGCTCGACATCGATGCCCATACCGCCGACCGCTGGGGCCGGCTGATGTCGAGCGCCAACCGGCCGCTGCCGGCCATCGACGGCCTGCTCGCCGCGACCGCCCTGCAGCACGACCTCATACTGGTCACGCGTAACACGAAGGATTTCGTCGGACTCGACGTCCCGCTCATCAACCCGTGGGAAACGTGAGCCTTCACTGCGCACACACTGATTGATCCATGTCGAGCCGCTTCCTGAGCACGACATGCGGCACCAGCACCGCAATCGGAACATCCGCACGGCGCGCGATGCGCTTGACGCCTTCGGCCTTGCGGTAGCGGCGCTTGAAGCCGGCCAGCAGCCGGTCGTGCTCCCCGATGTTCTCGGCCATCAGCACCACATTCCCCCCGCCGCTCTTGTCCGTGATCGATATCCCCGGCCGGAAAATAGCGGCAAACGGTCATGCGACCGGGGTTGAGATGCCTTGCTACGGCATTGTTTCGGGTTGATTGCCAAACCTTCGCGCCCCGCGCAAAGCCAATGCTCAGCCTAGCCTACGCTGTCCCGCAGAAATGGGGAATTGCGTCGCGGTTCCCTGTGCTCGTGCGCGGCAAACGTAGCGCACACCTACGACGATTCGAGACGATATGAAGGTCAGTAGCGCGAGCGCAGGCGTGCCTGCCAACTCAACGGGCAACACGAACGTCCCACCATCGCAAACGAGTGCGGATACGACCGCATTGGGGCGCCGCCGCAAAGCACCGGAAGATGCGCCGGGCAGCCCGCCCGCTCGCCGGCAGCGACAAGACGCTCCCGAAGACTCCGCGCAAACCATGTTCCGCCGGGCAGGCATGACTTCGCTCCCACCATCCCCGGCTTCTCCCGACCGTGTACCACTCCTCGACAATCGACCAACGCTCGAACGCATGGGTGTGGATCATCCATTGCCGGGGCACACGTGGTACGAAGCCGCGCACACCACCATATCGCCGGCCGATCGTGTTTCTGCCGCACATGCGGCCCAGGTTGGCAGCTCATCACGGAGTGCAGATCCCGCAGCAGCCGCGAAACCTCAGCCCGCACGCCTATCCTCTGCCCAGCAAGCGACCGTCGAGCGAATGCGGACGAAAGTCACGGCTTTTCTCAGCGGCGCGCTGGGAAGATTGCAAGATCTGAACGCAAGGAACATGGATCCGGAGTTGGCTGAATTCCACATCCTGGACGTAGACCGCGCGATCACGCCACTGCTGATAGTCACTGAAAACGCTCGCAATCCGGGGCTCAATCTCGTGCCCCTGCATATGGATACAGCCGAGGACGAGGAGGTGCGTACGCAACCGCCGATGGCGGGCTCACGGCACATCGCCGAATTCGTTGCGTCGGCACGACCTGGGCGGTACCGGGCCGTCATCGACGATGGCTCCCACACACGGGCTGCGGATATTCGCAAGGATGCTTCCGGCACGAGCGTCATCGTGGTGGATCCGTTGCGCAAGGAGAGGAACGAAAGCGCGTATGTAGACTACGCCGATAACGTGAATAGCGAATTCGGCGAGGAAGCGAAATGCGCGTTCATCCCGGTCGACATTCAGAAGTCATTTTTTGACTGCCGGACGCTGTCCCTGTCACTCGCTCTCAAGATGCAGGACAAAGGTGATGCCTTTGCGACGCTCCACGACACCTTGCGGAATGGTGGCGATCCCTCACACAGCGTGTCTCGTGCCGAACGCACGGAGCAATTAGGAGCACTGCTCGTGCTCGATGGCGCGCCGCTGGTCGATGCTCGCATGATGAAACATAGTCAAGCTGACAGCTCGGTCACTCGGTACCTTGATCAGCATCCTGAACAGGCAGGCGTGCCTGTCAACAAACGCAACGAAACATTGAGCGATCGCACTACGCGCCATCTCGTCAAGCGCGAAGTCCGCAACCGTGCCAACTCCGAAGGCCAAGTAACGGGCGGGAAAACCAAGCAAATCACATTTAGCAACTCAATCGAGCAGAAGCGGATTGCGATGCTTAGCCGAGCCATTTCCTATGTAGGTTCCGCGCCGCCGCCTGTTGTGATGCGTATGGCAAAACTGCTGCAGGATTCGATATTGAATGGCAATTGAAATCGACTTTCGATTTGGATGGAGACGCAGAATCTGTTGCCAAACACTGCATGCGTGGATGACCTCGGATTTGCTGTCGTGGTATTAGAATGCTGAATCCGGGTCGATGCGATTCGTCGTCATCTTTTGCGACCAGTTGCAACAAACGCTTGACCCGGTTATTCCCACAACAACAATCCTCTTGGGGAGTTCACATGGCAACTTACAAAGACCTGCTTGCTCAAAAGAACAAGCTTGAAGAGCAACTCGAAGCCGCTCGGCAGAAGGAGCTGGCAACCATCACCGAGCAAGTGCGTCAAGTCGTGCAGGAATACGGCCTGACCGCCGAGGACATCGGCCTGGCACCGAAGCGCGGCGCCAAGCGTGGCCCCAAAACGGCCGCCGCCCCCAAGTACCGCGACCCCAAGACCGGCGCCACGTGGACCGGCCGTGGCCGCGCCCCGGCCTGGATCGGCAAGAACCGTGACAAGTTCCTGATCGCCTGATTCACCGGCAGGCACCGCCTGCCGCCACGAGGCGCGCACCGGTCAGCCCAGCTGCCGGATGCGCGCCTCGATGGCGGCGGACAGGCGCGGAATGCGCCGCGTCACCAGTTGATCAATGTCGAGTCGCTTCCTGAGCACGACACGCGGCACCAGCACCGCAATCGGAACATCCGCACCGCGCTTGATCCGCTTGACGCCTTCGGCCTTACGGTAGCGGCGCTTGAAGCCGGCCAGCGGCCGGTCGTGCTCCCCGATGTTCTCGGCCATCAGCACCACGTTCCCCCGGTCGTTCCGCACGAAATACGCGTTCCCCCCGCGCATCAACTCGGCGATCTGCGCCTTGAAGCGCTTCCTGCCGACGCGTCCGTACAGCGGAATCAGCAGCCGGCCCGCGATCACACCACCCCGCTCGTGGATGGCGGACCACGGGACCCGCGAGCCCACGTAGAGTGCCGGCAGACGCTTCGGATCCTTGTCCAGCACCTTGGCCGTGAAAGCCTTGAGGAACGAGCGCTTCACCACCCGCATCTGGCCGGCGACGTGATCGCGCACCTGCTGCTTGAGCTCCGCCACCTCGCCAGCCATGGCCTGCGCGACGGCCTTCTTCACCTTCGGACGGAATTCGCCCGCCCAGCGGCGCAGTTGGGCCTGCGCGGCCGCACTATCGATTCGAACGGAAACGCGCATGGTAGTGTGCCTTGTCGGTGAGCTGATCGAGCGTGCGTTCCAGATTGCGCGCATCGCCCCGTGAGCCGATGGCGATCAGCGACAGCAGCCGCGCATCGCGTGCTGCCTCCGCGCGGGCGGAGGCATCCAAGAACGCCCGCACCTGGGCGAGGGTGTAGCCGAGCACGTCGGGCAGCCGGTGGCCGTGGTCGATCAGCCGCTGGACGGCATCGAACCAGATGGCGCCGGCCCTCTCGCCACCTGGTCGATCAGAACGTTGAGTCTTGGCAGCACCGTCCGGGTAAAAAAATCCGCGTTCACCTCGACCACCTTGGCCGCCAGCAGGATGGCTTCGTCAGCGGCCAGGTCATCGACCCAGGTTCGGGGCTTGCCCACTGCGACCGCGACAGCCTGCAGCAGATCGTCGCCGTGCTCGATGAAGAGCCCGAGCCAGTCGATCTGTGGTGCGTTGAGCTGCTGCAGGACAGGCGAGATCGCGCGCAGGAAATCCGGCAGCCGCCCGACCTTCAGCGGCAGGATGACGAGCGACTCGCCGCCCACGGTGAGTTCGGCCGGCTGCGGAATGAGCTTGTCCAGATCATCCATGGCTGGCCTCACAGCTGCACGATGCGGCCGAACTGACCGAGCACCGCGTCGACCGGCTTGGTGGCATCGGCCAGCAGCGAGCCTTCCATCTCGAACTTGTTGTAGTCGTCCGAGATGAGGGAAAGCTCCTTGAGCGGATCGAAGGCGACGCGGTACAGCTCGACCAGCACCTTGGCATTGCCCTGGGCCGTGTTCAGGCCCTCCAGGCGCAGGTAGCGCTCGGGCAGCGGCTGCGTAAAGATGCCGATCTCTGTGACCATACCGAAAACATATGTCGCCTTGAACGGCTTCACGTAAGGCCCCGGCGGGGTGGCACCGTCATCCAGACGCAGGAACTGGATCGAGCCGAAGTCCAGATCGCCGGTGTAGTCGACACCGGCCGCCAGCGTGACGGGCTTGGCGCTGCTGTCCTTGATCACCAGCTTCGACACCTTGGGGTGGGCCAGGAAGTAGCGGTCGCCCACCAGCGGCTGCTCGCCGCCGACCGGCTCGTCGTTGACCAGGCCGCCGTCGCCGGTGACGTGATTGCCGTACAGGGCCAGCGCCAAGTTGTCCTTGGTGAACTCCTCGATGGTGAGATTGAGAGTGGCTGACTTCTGCTTGACCATCCGGTGGTCCAGCGTGCGCTGGCCGGTCTGGCTCTCGTAGTGCTCCAAAACATCTGTTTTGAGGGACAGCTTCAACTCGGCGACGTTGCCGGGCGAGCGCACCTCATAGGGCATGCCCGCGGCATCTCGCTTGCCGAGATAAACCCGCCCCTGGAAGGAGGCGTAGGTACTCATAGAAAATCCTTGCGTGACGCAGAAATGGGTACGGGGGTAAGCGCTGCCCGAACGGGGGCGCTTGGACGTACGGGTGGCCGCCGGAAGCGGCGGCCAGAACGGCTGTCAGAACGACATCAGGCTGGCGTCGCCAGGTCGGCGGCCAGGGTCCGGTAGGTGATCCGGTAGCGCGCGGGAATGGCCGCCGCCACGGCGTCGGCGTCCTCGACGTCCCACTCGCAATCGAGCTCGTGGATGCCGAGCGCCAGGCCGCCGACATTCACATCGGCCATCAGCGCGGCGTGGGCCGCGACAAGCAGCCGGTCAGCCTCGGTTTCTGGCGTGGCAGGGGGCACCGCGCGGGCCAGCGCCGTCATCCGCACGGTCAGTTCTCGGGTGACACGGTCATTGGCCCGGCTGGCGATGGCATCGCTCTCCGGATACACCGCCAGCGCCGGACACTGCTCGCGTGCGATGGCGACCGCAGGTGAACGGTGCAACGTGGCGCCGAGCGCCTGCACCGGCGGACGGACGGCCGCCATCACCGCGAGCAGGATCCGCTCGCGGACGGAGTTGGCTGCCATCGGGGATTACAGGCGCGTGAGCTTGGCACGGATCTCGGAGCCATCGCCGACTGCACGCAAGTCACGCACGAGGAAGGCGGCGCCCGCGATCTCGACGGTCTCGCGGGGCGCGAGCCCCGCAAAGACGCGGCCGGGGTAGGACATCACATACTCGGTGCTGACCGTCAGGCCGTCGAGCAGCGTCTCGTCGGGCGCTGCGAAGCCGACCCTATTGGTACGCGGCGGGCTGCCGTCGGACGGCCGCCAGACGCACTCTTTCAGCAACCCGGCATTGGCGGCCGCTTCGTAAAGGGTTTCCACGATATCCATGGTCACCCCATCGTCAGCTTGACCAGCACGCCGGGGCGCAGGCACATCGGCAGCGGGTTGGCCTGGGTGTGCACGTCGGTGCCGCGATCGAACTGGCGCGGCTGCTGCTTGGCGTACATCGGCTGGCCCAGCGTGTTGACCGTCTCGTTGAAGTCCGCCGGCGCGAAATACGTGCTGAAGGTGTCGATGGTGCCCGTTGGGAAGATGTGTGCCGCGCCTGGTTCGATGAAGTTGCGCACCTTGCCCTCCGCGTCGGACGCCTTGCCCCGATACTCCTCGAAGGTAATGCCACCGAACTCGAAGCCGGCCCGCACGTCGTTGATCAGCATGATCCCTTCACGCCAGCGCGAATAGGCCTCCTTGACGCTCTTGTGGCTGACCAGCGCCTTGAAGAAATCGGTCGAGCACAGGCAGTGCACGCCGGTCATGACCTCGCCGAGCAGGGATTCGTCGATCATGCTGAGCACATCCGCGCATTTGTTGCGGACCTCCGTTTTGTCGGCGCCCAGCTCGAAGTTCACCACCTTCTGCTGAATGCGGAACTCATCGAACAGGTTGTAGAGGGTGGAACCATCGGCATCGAGGATCTCGCCTTTGAGCGCGCCCATGCGCAGGTGTTCGAGCGTGATGGCGTGCTTGTTGCGCATCGTTTCCAGGCGCTCGGCCATCACGCTGGACACCGATTCCAGCTCGGTTTCCGAGCCGAAGCTGCGCAGCCCCTGCACGGCTTCGGGCAGCACCACGTCATCGTGTGGGATGTGGGGGATGACGAAGGAGCGCACGTTGCGCCGGCCGCGCGTGCCGACCGTACCGGGCGAGCCCGGCGGCAGCGTCGGCAGCAGGGTCAGCACACCCTCGCGTTGCTCCACGATGATCTGGCGAGTTCTCACCGGCTTGGGCGCAAACAGATTCATCTGCTCCAGCTTGCCGTACCGGTTTGGGATCAGGTTGATGGCCGCCGTCATCGAGGCCATCTCGAAGGCAGGATTAGTGAATGGATTTTGCATAGTCGATCAGGCCCCGATGCGTACCAGGACGCCCAACGCTTTGAGTTGAGAGATCGCGGCGTGCTGCTCGACGGCGGCGATGCCGGCGGGCCACTGCAGCGCGTGGCTGGCGACGATGGCGTGGCGCGCGATGAGGAGGCCGTCGTCGCGGTCGGCCAGGTGGGCGTCGCACGCCTGCATCAGCACGCCGGCGGCGTACTGACTGCCATCGGTGGCGGACGGGTCAAGCTGCTTGACCTTGCCCGTGGCGGTCACCATGCCGACCACGGTGCCCAGGGACAGGGTCTGGCCGGCGGCCACGGTGACGCGCTCGCGCGAGTACAGGTTGGGCGCCTCGTACTTGAGGAGGTCGCCCAGG